CGTTACCTTTTGCCGCTCTACAATGTCGCATGTGCCGGTATACGTGCTTTCCAGCACCTCCCGAACAGCGGCTACCACCGTATTTTGCGATAGCATGCAAGATCACCCCCTCCGCAAGACGTTAGATGCTTTAAAAGGGCATCCAACCTTGACTCAGGCGACGCCCCATCCGCAAAGGTTACGCTTGTGTCCCCGGCTTGCACCTGTTTCACGGCAGATTCCAGATCAAAACCCTCGAGCCTGCCGCCTTGTTTCTTGACGAACAGGAATTCGCCGGATGACCGCTCGACCACGACCTGATGCAACCCATCAGGAACCACCGTTACGTTGCAATCGTTTTTAATATGGTCCTCAACTTTCTGGATGATGAAATCCAGCATCCAGTCGTCTTCAGTGGTCGCTTCGTACCCGAGAGCAGCCAGCCGCTTGATTACATCATCCTTCATACTCTATCCCACCTTTTCAGCCTCAATGATTTTCTTAAGCATTCCTTTGGCGGTTGTGGCTCCGCCCAAGTCAATCCCCCTCTCTGCTGCGTAGTCCCGCAAGTCTTCAACGCTTGCACCCGCCTGGGAATGGGACGCTTGACTGTCCGGGACGGCCTCGCCGCTCACTTCATGGCCCATCTCTTTCAGCCTATCGGCCAGCTCGATATCGTCAGTTTCAATGGTTCCCGTGTCGTCAAACTTGCACAGGGGTTTCCCCACTGCCGGATTCCATATCATATTAGGCGTATGGAGCTGTTTTCTGATCCTAAACATAGATTTCCTCCTTATGCTATTGAAAGTCCCGTAATAGCCCCATGCAGGAACGCAGGGCCGTGAGCCAGCCCGATCTGCCCGAAGATCTGGATATTGTCGGACGCGCCGGTCTTTGCCAGTTCTTCCTCGAAAAGCACACCCTTGCCGGGTACGACTTGGAATACCGGCGCTAAATATGCCACATCAACCAGGATAATCGAATCGGCGGGCATAAACCGATTCCAGGTTACGCCCATTTTGAAGAAGTCCGTTTCAATCTCCGTAATGTTGACGCCGCCGACATTGCGAGTTGCCGGTAGGTTGGCCCCGAACTGGCTTGCATAGATATCGGAAACCACCTGTTTTTGATGCGCCCCGCAGAACAACACCATATTGTTAAAATATGCGCCATTGTTCGCCATTTCACGGTAAATTTGGTTTAACAGCGCCTTGCTTAGCACACTGTTTCCGGCGGCTATGGACGCCGACGTCGAAGAGGTACACAGTTCTATCACGCCACGCGTTTTATTTGCCACATTTGCCGCTGTTGCTTTTTGGTGTTTGCCGCAAATGAAAGAAAACTCTACATCTCGGGCAATCTTGACCAGCTTATGCTGGATCTGCTCCGCCTTTTCGTTGGGCGGGTTGGCCTGCTGCCCGGCAGTATTCAGTCCAGACATCCGGCCCGAATTGCTCTGCTTTACGTACGTGAGGTCGATCGTCTCATGATGGATCTGCACGACGTTCGTTTCTTGCGTCCGGGCAACGTGCGAAGCGGCCGGAGCCGTCGCTGAATCGGACTCGGAAATATCGGGCTGCTCTGCTTCTGGGTAGTCATACAAGACCGCTGTGGGAAACTCGAAGTTATCCGTCTGTTTCCCGCCCGTTAAGCCGCCAATCATGGACAGTAACGGGGTCTGTGTTGGGTCTGCGGTAAAAAGCTCGCCCGCATATTTGGGGAGATTCCACGTTGTTCCAATGCCTGGTACCTGTGGCATATTATCACCTTTTTAACCTTTCTTTTTTACATTAGGATAACGCCCTCTGCGGCCGCCTCCTGTTTAATTTTAATTGCTCCGATGGTGTCTTTGTTCTTTCGTGCATCCGCGAGCCGGGTCTCAAAGCCTGCGGCTTTCGGATCTGGCGTAATGTCAGCAGACGCTCCCGGCTGAAATCCTTTGAAGGCTGCCGGCGCGGGCTTCTGTTCGGCGGCGAAGAGAAACTTTGTTTCCTCTGCCCCGGTCAACTTCTCAATCTGCTCCGCCAGACCTTCGACCGATCCGTCTTCTCCGATCTTCGCGTCCTTCAGATTCAACAGCGCCTTAACTGCCGTTGCGTTTTTAGCCTTTGCGTTAGATAATGCTTTTTCCACCACACTATCTACCCTGAGCTGGTTCAATGCGGATTCATACGCCGCTTTCTGCGTGGCGTTGGCTGCCCGCAGCGTCTCAATTTGTTTATCCAGTTCGCCGGTTTTTTCGCTGGTTGTTTCCTTCCCCTCTAACTGTTCGCCACTCGCTGTCAGCCCGCTTTCAAGGTTCTTCTTCACCTTGTTAACTGCGTCGAACCGATCTTTGGGAATGAATCCTTTCATTGCCTCTGTCCACGCGCTTTCAATCTTCTGCGCCGCCTCCTCGTCAAGTCCGTACTTCTGCATCAAATCGTCCTTTTTCATTGTGTCTCCATCCTTTCAAATACATTTTTTACCCGGTTCAGTCCGGTCTCATTTGTCTTGTTCTTTTCCGCCTACAATACCAAAAAGGCGATTTTGGGTATAAAAATAGGACGTCTGTAAACGCCCCACTTTTATCTTGTGGTTATAACTCTATTTCCGCACTTGCTTTCTCGGATACTCCTAGTGAAAAACTCCTTATTACTTTTCCAACCTTAGGTCTTTCTCGTGCCGCTACCTCGAAACTTATGCTCTTTACTTCGTCGTCACTTAGATAATTGACAACAAAGTACCTTGTCTCTGTGACATTTTTCTTTTGTTTTGCCCGTCCTCCGATAACGGCCCCGAGGCCGCCCAGCAATATAGCACCCCCTACCGCTCCTCCTACGCTGGAAACATACTGCTTCTGGACATCTACATCAGTAAGAATTTCCATAGCCGTTATCTTTTCCATCGCAAGCCTGTATGTTGTTCCTCCGCCTTTTACGGTTACTCCCATGGGACCATAATCAATCTGACATCTAGCCCCCTCTGCAAGGCTTAACCCTGTAGCATGCTTCAGTGTAACCGTAATGCCCTGCTGAATTATCTTTTCGGCGTTATTCTGTTGTTTTTGCTGCCACTCTTCATTCCTTTTCTGCCTTGGCTTCCTGACCAGTAAATACGCTCCGACTATGCAGAAGATTGCAGCCGGTGCGATTGCCTCCGGGTCCCCTCCCGTATTCCATACAGCAAGGATAGCCGCAAGGATCAAAACTATCCCTGTTATTTTTGCCGCTTTCATAGAACGCCCCCTCTTCTTGTGTAAGTATACTAACATTATACGCCGGAGTCGCGCATAAGTCTATGTTATTGCGGCTGCTTAACATATTCTTTTTTCCATTCGCTGTACTTCATACCCGCAGGAACATAGTACGTCTTGCCGTCTTCATCGCGGGCAGCGCGTTCTCCTGGACTCTCGAAATCATCATCGAAGTACGGTACTGTAGTAGACCGGCACCAGACATGGAAAGGCGGGGCTGTGACTCCCGGCTCATAGTCTTTCATGTCGAACACTTTGCCGTCTAATCTCTGGCATATATCGGATGTATGGCTGTCCAGTGTCGCTACAACTTCGTATTTCTCTACGCCTAAATCTCCGAAACAATCCCTCTGTGCAGCAGCGCTAAAATACGCCGATTCCGTCATAACAAGACGCCCGGCGTTGTATTTAGATGTTCCCATCTTCTTGGTGATATTTTCAATAGCTTTGTCGGGGGCTTTTCCAAGCATAATATTCCTGGTCAACTCCGTGTGTAGCTCGTTGATCAGCTTGTTTTTATTGCCCCATATCCGTTCGGAAAAATTCTTCCCGTCTACCGCCCAGGGCTTTGAAAGTATTTTTAAAAGCTTGTTCTGGTCAATGCTGGCGATCTCCCGCCCGATCCCAATTCCTTTTTGGATCTCGTAGGCTGTGTGGTAATAATCGCTCGAGTAGATCTTGCGCATGGCAGCGTCTACTGTATCCAACTGGTTCCCGAACATGACTTCGGCGCTTTGCTGGGTGTGGAGTTTTAGCGCATCCAGGCGCGAAATGTGGAACCTCGCGGAGGCGTTCTCTAATTGCTGCGTCCAGGCGCCGCTAAAGGCGTTTTCCCTGCCGTATTTGATGTAATCCTGCACTGACCACCGAAACTCTTCCAGATCCTTCCCTGTGAGCCATTTACGGGCTTCAGCAAGGGAAGTCTGGTTGTTGTCCGCAAAGCGCTGATACCAGACGGCTATTTTCGCTTCTAGTTCCTGTTGGGCCTTGC